AGGCCCAGTGCAGGATCGCGATGGCATCGGCCTCGTTGTCGTCTTTGGGGCTGTAGCCGCGGGATCGGGCTGCCGCGATCATCGCCTCTTTGGGCGCGTTGCCCTTACCGGTCGCATGACGCTTAATGGTGCCGACAGGCACGCCTTGGTAGGGCACGCCCCGCAACTCGGCCCAGCTTGTCAGGGACGCCATCAAGCCGCCGTAGACATGCGCCGCATCGGTCCCGAGGTGACGCCGCACCTCTTCGAAATAGATCGCCTCAATCGGGCCAGACAGGCGGTCGATCTCGGTGACCCAGTTCGTGAACCGGAGATAACGCATACCGCCGCCGTCATAGCGCCCAGGCTTGAAGCTGGCCGTGCCGCTCGTGATCAGGCCGTCGAAGCCGCACAGCGCCCAGCCAGTGGTCGTCCCAAGATCGAGGGCAAGAATTGACTTGGCCTGTGCAGAGGGTGTGACGGATGCAGCGGATAGTTCACTATCACCGTTACACGTGCGCGCATGTGCGCGCGTGACGCCTATATAGGGGGAACCCGTCACATCCGTCGCAGCCTTTGTTTCATTGGTCATTGCAGTCCCCCGCAAATAGGTCAGAGTTGTTGTCGCAAAGCTTGATCCCGAGGAAGCCGCGGGCCTTACGGGTGTTTTCGCGGGTGAACCCCTTGGTGCTCAGCGTCTCGGAAAAGCGCTTCATTGAGCCGGCATATTCCCCGTTTGCCTCGGCCCAAGCCTTCCAGCTGTTGAAGAGATCAGTGGACCCCGCCCAGAAAGCCTTGTTGCCAGTCTCGCAGCGCTCCTCGATCCAGCGTCCAAGGGCGTCCTCAGCCTCGAAGTAATCCTCGGTGGCGGCCATCACGGCGGGCGGCGGGCGCAGGCCATGCTGTTGCCACTCCAGACAGCCCTGCAGCGCCCAAGCGAGGATCCCATCCCGCTCGGCGAGAAGACGGTCAGGCAGGCGTTTGTCGCGCTTGGCGGCGGGGATGGTGACGGTGAACGGCACCATGTGAAGCCGCCGCTTCATCGCCTCGTCCACATTGCGAATGGTGGGCTTGTGGTTGCCCACGATCAGCAGCTTGAACTGCGGTATGAACTCAAAGAAATCCTGGCGCATGAAGCGGGCCGTGATCTTGTCCCCGCCCGTCAGGGCCTTGAGTTTGCTTTCGGCCCAGCGACTGCCCTGCTCAGTCTCGATCGAGGTCACGACCCTCGCGCCCCGTAGCCCCGCCATATCGGTCGGATGGCGATCCCCGTGGCTCGCCATGAACATGTCCATGGGCGCGACCGTGGCGTAATCACCGAGGATTTCCGTCAGCGTGTTGGCAAAGACAGATTTGCCGTTGGCCCCCGTCCCGTAGAGAAAGAAAAGCGCGTGCTCGCTGGTAACGCCGGTCAGGCAATAGCCGGCCATGCGCTGTAGGTAGGATTGTAGCTCGGCGTCGCCCCCTGTTACGGTTTCGAGGAAACTGAGCCAGGTTGGGCAATTGCCTTTGGGCGCCGCAGCCGCGATTTTCGTCATGCACAGCGACTGATCATGGGGCTGGGATTGCCCGCTGCGCAGATCCAGCACTCCGGCTGTCGTGTTAAAGAGCCAGGGGTCACGATCCCACACATCTGTCGTCGTCGCATGGCGGCGGTCGCTGCGGGCGAGACGCTCAACAGCGGCAACGGTTGAGGCCGCCGAGAGCTTTGTTCGGACCTTTGAGGATGGCGAGCGCACTGCGGCGGCCCGACAAACCTGGCGCGCCAAATCAAAGGCCTGTAGCGTGTCCTCGCGCCTCCAAATGCGCCCGGTCCAGGTCAGCCATTGGCCCCAGCCAGCCACATAGCGCCAGGCATCAGAATGATGATCCGCGAAAGTTGACGCGAGAGCATCCTCTGAGAACCGCACGGGGCTTGGGCCGGCATTACCAGAGCCATCGCCACTACCGTAACCAGGCTCAGGCTCTAGGCCCTCTTCATCGGGGATTTCCCCATTGCGAGCTTGATCAAGGCGCCATAACCGCTCTGCTTCTTGCCGGAGGCGGGCATCTGGCCAAGGTGGGTCAATGCGCGCGTCGTTATACGCGACGATCTCCGCCCAAGCATCGGCCGGCGTAACATGCCCTTCCCGGCTGCGCCGGATCCAATACCCAATGACGCGTGACAGCGCATCGAAGCGGGTCGTCCCATCAACGCCGCCTTCGCGGACCGGCTTGGCAAATAGTTCCGGAACGCTGCCCCGCTCAGAAGGCGCGGCGTTAAAATCCAACGCCTCTGCAGCAAGGCCCTCCATCGGCGGCATCGCAAATATGGCTTCCGCCAGTTCACCAAGGTCAAAATCAACGGGGCGATAATCGAGGATAGAGACCAGCCGTTTCACACCCGACTTGGCATGAACGGAGCCCGCCACCCGAATGGGCTGGTGGGCGGATTTGAATGACGGATCGCCACCCACTTTGGCGGCAATCATCTGGCGCGCCCGGCAGACGCGGGCAATGTCTTCGCCTTCGGCAGGCTCCGTGAGCCGCCAATAGAGATGGAGCTTATCCTGTCCCTCGGGCGTGACGCCGCCCGATGCCACTTCGAGGGTTGGCGTGCCGAGGTGCTGGATCAGATGGCTGCGCTTGGCAGCGATATCGCCCTGATCGATATCGACCAAGACAACCTGCATCTGTGCGATATGCTCGGAGCGTGCGGCGCCCGCCTCATGGACCGTGCCCGGCACGACAAAGAGCGCCATGCCCGTTTGAGCGGCCCAGTCCGCCTGATGGGCGAGTTTGATGCCGAGATCCCCATCCACTGGCAGGAATGGCGTATGCGGCGGGGCATCTGGTGCGCCCTTCTCGGCAAGCGCCCGCACAGGTGCGAAGAACTCACAATAGCCGAACACCACCTCAGCATAGAGGGCGATCGTATTCGCATCGGGGGCAACAGGATCGGCCGCATCGGATGTTTTCAGATAATCGGTCATGCCCAACACCTCGCGGCGTAGGAGCAAAACCGGCATTCAAAATGCTCTGGGTCTGTCGTGTGGCGGGGCAGAGTTTCGCCGGCATCGCAGGCGCGCAGGATCTGGACAGCCTTATCACTGGCGGCCTGTGCTAGCGCCCCGTCAAAGGGAACAAGCTCGTGCCAGATTTCACAGGTGTCTTTGTTGATCGCCGTGAAGAGCGCCGGCGTCTCTGTCAGCCCGAGATAGGCCTGATAAAGCGCGATCTGTGCTGCATAGATAGGCTTGGCCTTGACCACCCCATGCTTTTCGATGCCGCGCCAGTTTTTGGCATTGGCTGATTTGCATTCCCAAAGCGCAGGCACCGCCATGCCGTTTGGCGCGGCAACAACCACCCCGTCGGCGTGCCCTTTGACCCGGCCGCCGGCGACAGAAAATCCAAACTGATCGCCATGCCGGTTGCGCGTGCGCAGATCGAAACCTGCCTTGCGCAGCCACTCGATCGCGAGGTCTTCCAAAACATGCCCAAGAGCAAAAATCCGCAGCGACTGGCCTGAGAACCCGCCGCCTTCATCCTTGGGGGTCTTGAGGTACTCGTACTGCAAGCGCCGAGCGCAGGCATCTCCCAAGCGGCTGCCGCCAAGATAATCGCGGGTTGGCCGCGCGTCGTTCTCAGTGACAAGCGCGTGGTCTATGAGCGCGTTGACGCTCTCGGCAAAGCTCGGGGGCTTTTCGCGGTGATTGAAGTCCAAAAGGGCGTCGGTCAAAACGGCACCTCCGAACTCTCATGGGTGGCCGAGGCCCGCATGCTTTCCTGAAACCCATCGACGGCAGCCTCGGCGAGACTTTTCGCCTGTGCAGCCGTGAGGTCCTTGAAGGACACGGTCCAGCCGATCTCACCCATGAGCAGGCCCATGGATTTCATGGCATGGGCCAGCGCCGCGCGCTCGCGATCATCGGGATCAATCATTCCGGCCCTCCTCACATCGAAAGGCCAGGTGCCGCCATTGGGGCGGTTTCGGGGTCGTCTTTTGCATGGTGAAGGTCTCCAGGGGGACCCTCTTCACTTACCGACGAGGTCTACAAAATGTCGGACAGAACATATAGCGAACATCGATATCTAGCAGATGTTGCCAAATGACGGTAAATGATGCTGCATGACACCATATGTTGTTCAATAGTGTATTTAAAAACAACATATAGACATTTTGTGCGGCTGACTTAGAATTCACTCAAAGCTCGCACAGGCCCCGATTCGTCCGAGCA